GAAGGACTAAGTGTTTTTATTCCTGGAAGTGGTATAAGATTTAAGACAGGTTGTTTTTTAGATTTAACAGCTACTCCAGGCGTTACTGTAACATTTAACTAGGAGGTTAGATGGCAACATCAGGTACTACTAATTTTGAGAGTGGTTTCTTAATTGATGATATTATTGAAGAGGCTTACAATCGCGTAGGCCTCGACAGTGTTAGTGGTTATCAGTTAAAATCAGCAAGACGTTCTTTAAACATAATGTTTCAAGAATGGGCCAATAGAGGTCTGCATTATTGGGAACTAGGTAATCTTGAAATTGATCTTGTTGAAGGACAAGCTGAATATAAGTTTTTTAGAAACTCTGCTGATGGCACAAGTGCTACGTCTATCCCTAATGGCGTTTATGGTGTAGATGATGTTTTAGAAGCTGCCTATAGAACTAATAGGGCTACAACCAGTCAATCGGACTCTTCTTTAACAAAAATAGACAGAAGTACATATCAAAGTTTATCTAATAAACTTAATAAAGCTCAACCTACACAATACTACGTTCAAAGGTTTATAGATAATACTACAATTAGTTTTTACCCAACTCCAGACGCTACAGCGGCTGCAAACCATATTACAATGTATTATATTAAACGTATTCAAGACGTAGGTGGGTATAGTAATAATGCTGATGTTCCATATAGATTTGTTCCTTGTATGACTTCAGGACTTGCATACTATCTATCTCAAAAAGTAAATCCTCAAGTTACTCAACAACTAAAAATGTTGTACGAAGATGAATTAAACCGTGCACTAGTCGAAGATGGTTCTTCAACAAGTACTTTCATAACACCAAAAGCGTATTATCCAGATGTCTAAGTTTGCATCAGGTAAATATGCTAAAGCTATTTCAGACCGAAGCGGTATGGAGTTTCCATATAATGAAATGGTAAAAGAGTGGAATGGTTCTTTCGTACATCGATCAGAATTTGAAGCAAAACATCCACAACTAGAGCCAAGAGCTCATTTTGGTGATGCTCAAGGTTTACAAAATGCTAGACCCGCTAGAACAGAACCACCTGTAGCACATCTTTTATCAGAAGATTCTATGGCAGCAGGTGCCCGCGATTCTATTTTAGTTACAGTAAAACAACCGGCGCACGGATATAGCACCGGGGACCGCGTTAGATTTAGAGGAGCAGACCCACACTTTCCAGATTATCCACAAGTAGCTAGAGTTGATGCTGATAATATAAATGATGCTAGAGGACACTTGGTTACAAAAGTTGACGCTAATAATTATACTTTTAGCCCTAATGATTTAGTAGAACAGTTTTTAACTGACAATTGTAATCCTGGTACAACTACAGTGTATGTAGATCTTGATGGAACTTTAGCGGAATACTATCAAGCCGTTGCAACTTATGCGACAAGTGTTGGTCTATTGAACTCTGGTGGCGATTGGTATGACATGACTCCAGCTATTGAACTTGCTGCTATCGCAGCTGCTGGTTCAACTTATTTTCAAAACTTAGCTAAAAGAGCAGAAGCTGATGCATTAATTGATTTAATTATTTCTAAAAATAATACATGGGAAGTTTTATCTACTTCAACAAGCACCGACACAACCAATCAAAAAAATACATGGGTTACTAATAATTTTGGAACTATTGGTTCAGGTGTAGGTAGAGCCCCAGCAGCAACAAATTATGTAGCTGATTTTAATAAAGGTTCTTATGGTGGTGCTAACAAACTACTAATTGATGATAGAACAGACTATGTTAATCAATTTGTAAATGCTGGAGGTAAAGCCTTTAAATATTATGAAAGTGGTGGTATAAGAAACTTTGGAGGAACAGGAAAATCGGTAGGACCTGTTACATTATTACCATGACCACATACGCAGAATTAGTAACACAGATTAGAGACTATGCAGAGACAGATGATCAGGTTCTGACTACGACTATTATAAATGATATTATAGCACACGCAGAAGACAAAATATTTAAAAGTGTTGAACTTGATTGTTTTAAAGAATACATCAATGGTAACACAGCCGCTAATAACAGATTTGTAAGTTTACCAGGGCAGACAACAGCTGCCTCTACTCCTACACTTAGCGATATCGCAACAATTAGATATGTTACAATATACACAGATTCAGGGACTAAAGAGAGGTTTGCTTTGGAAAGAGTGGATGCAGATTTTTTAAACGAATATTATCCTACTCCAGAAACAGGGTCATCAGCTAAACCTAGGTACTATGCGACTTGGGATATGGGCACAATAGCTATTGCTCCGACGCCAAATGCGGTGTATAAATTTGAGATTGGTATTACTAAGAAACCTACAGGCTTAAGTTCTAGTAATACAACTACATGGGTCAGCGTTAATGCTGAACGTGCTTTATTATACGCCTGCATGGTTGAGACTTTTAAGTTTTTAAAAGCACCACAAGATCAACAAGTTTACGAGCAAGCTTATGCGACAGCTTTACAAGAGCTGGCTCAAGAACAGTTGGGTAAAAAACGAAGAGACGAATACAGAGACGGAAGTTTACGTTTAAAAATTCCTTCTCAAAACCCTTAATAGGAGAAAATTATGGCAATATCACAAGCAGTTTGTAATGTTTTTAAACAAGAGCTTTTAAAAGGTAATCACGATTTCGATGGTGGTGCTACTTACTATATTGCGTTGTACACTTCTTCAGCAACTATGGGTGCGACTACTACAAAATATGTAACAACTAACGAAATAACAAACTCTTCTGGCTCTGCTTATTCAGCAGGTGGAAAAGTTTGTGGCAGCCCATCAGTAACTGGTGGATCAGGTGTTTCTACAGCTTATGTTGACTTTGATAATGTTAGTTGGACCAGTGCTTCATTCACTGCAAACGGTGCTTTGATTTACAGACAAGATGGTAGTGCTCCAACTAATGATGCTGTTGTTGTGTTAGCGTTCGGTGGTGACTTTACAGCTTCAAACGGAACATTTGAAATTCAATTCCCAGCAGCGGGTGGTGGATCAGAGATCATCAGATTAGGATAAGGAGTTTAAATGGCCCTTGTTCTTAATGATCGAGTCAAAGAGACTAGCACCAGCACAGGTACGGGTACAATAAATCTTGCTGGAGCCGCTCAAGGCTTCACGACTTTTGTTGCCGGTATTGGTAATAGTAATACAACTTACTATTGTATAGAAGCTGATGGTGGAGCAGACTTTGAAGTAGGTATTGGTACTGTCACTGACGCAACTCCCGACACACTCTCACGTGACACAATTCTTAGAAGTTCTAACTCTAACAATGCTGTAAACTTTGGCGCAGGTACAAAAAATGTATTCTGTACACAACCCGCTAGTAAAGCAGTGTTTGAAGATGCAAGCGGTAACGTAACAGTTGCCGGCACAGTCGATGGTGTTGACATACAAACTAGAGATGGAGTTTTAACTTCTACTACAACTACAGCTAACGCCGCTTTACCTAAAGCTGGCGGAACTATGTCAGGTAATTTAGTTTTAAGTGGTGCTAACATCACTATGTCAGGTTCAGAAACTGTTGACGGCGTAGATATTTCAGCAAGAGATTCAGTATTAACTTCTACAACTACTACAGCAAATGCAGCTTTACCTAAAGCTGGTGGCACGATGACTGGTGATTTAATACTTGGTGACAACGTAAGACTAGAAATAGGTAGTGAATCAAATGGTGATTTAGCTATATACCATGACGGGAGTAATTCTTACATAGATGAAAGAGCTACAGGAGATTTAGTTCTTAAAAGCAGTGATATTGATATTCAAAGCTCAGGAGGCACTACTGGAGCTAAGTTTAAAGGTGGTGGTGCAGTTGAACTATACCATGACGGGAGTAAAAAATTCGAAACCACTGCGACGGGAACTACAACGACAGGAAATATATCTGTTTCGGGAACAGTAGACGGAGTAGATATTGCAACACGAGACGCTGTCTTAACTTCTACAACTACGACTGCAAATGCTGCCTTGCCAAAAGCAGGTGGCACGATGACAGGTAACATTGCACATGCAAGTGATTTTACTCTAGATGTTGGTGGAGATATTATTCTTGACGCAGCTGATGAACATATTTTTTTAAAAGATTCTGGAACAACAGTTGGTAATATTGATATGGGTTCAAGTAATATAACCCTCCGTTCTTCGGTATCAGATAAAGACATAATTTTCAGAGGCAATGACGGTGGTAGTGAAATTGCAGCACTTACACTTGATATGTCTGAAGCGGGAGCGGCAACCTTTAATTCTACAGTTACTGGAACACAATTTATAGGTGATGTAGTTAATGGTCAAACAACAGAAGGATCTGTTACAGGTAGTGATCTTATTGCTTTCTATGACGTATCTGCAGGTGGAATTAGAAAAGCAACTATAACTAACGCAGCTCTAGCTGGACCGACTGGGCCAACAGGACCTACCGGACCTGCAGGAGGAACAGGACCGACAGGACCGACAGGACCAGACGGACCCGATGGACCCGCTGGACCTCCAGGACCAAGTGGACCAAGTGGTGGAACAGGACCTACCGGACCTGCTGGACCTCCAGGACCTT